CTACTACTTCATACACAGCAACTTCAATTACTCCATTAACTGCAGTTGTAACTAGAGTTAATAACACAACCCTAACTGTTACTGGAGCAGGTGTAGATTTATCAACATCATTTGAAGTAGGTAAATACTTACTAACAACTACTGCTGGCGTTTACGTTGCAATTTCAGCAAGATCTTATACTCCAGAAAGCGCCCCTGGTGCAGATGACGATGTATTGACAATTACTCACGGTAATGGAATCATTGCTGGTGGAAACGTTAACTATGTTGCTGGTGGATTTGATGTTTACACACAAGTAATCACTCAGAATAACAAATATGTTGCTGCATACGAAGGCGGAGAAATTTGGAACGCTTGGAAAAAGGGAATCATTAAAACTGGAGACAGAAGCGGTTCGCTTTACATTAAGATCGACGGTTTAGTTAAAACCTCAGTTGGAATTAACTATGTTGAGGTTCTTTTCTATAACGACGCAACATTAACTAACCAAGCAAACGTAGTTCCAGTTGATTTAGATCCTTCTGCTGGTACTCTATGGGTTGTAAACATCACAACTGGCGGAGACAAGTTCAAAAATCAATTTGATTTAACGAATACTGCTTACTTTAGCGGTTCTTACCAATACTTTGCACCTAACAAGATTACGTTCACATTGAATCCTAACTTGTATGGAAATACTGCAAAAGGTGAACCAGTAAACGGTAACTACGATTCAGCTAAAAGAACTGAGATTGACGAATTCTTTAAAGTTGGTCAATACGTTAAAGCTGGAGTTTCAGCTGGTAGAGGTCGTCTCTTAAAGATTACTTCAGTTGTTGCACAAAAAGTTACAGTTAACTCTTCAACCACATTGAAGTACACTGTTACTACAGCTGCTCCGACTGCTTCAACTACGCTAGGTTTTGATTTAACTTCAAACATTATCAGCGTTTACAAAGGAATTAAGAACTTCTCTTCTCATGCAGTTGGTATTAAACTACCTGGATTAGATTGGGCAGAAAACGATCTTTATCCGAATGGTACATCGGCTAGACAAGACGAGATCTTGGACTTCATGTATGAATACAATATCGCATCTACTTTAGCAGATGGAGAAACACTAGACTATCGTTACATTATCGATTCTTACGAAGGTCAGGTTGCAGCAAATGCAAAATCTGCACTAGTTCAACTAGCAGCAGATCATGGAAAAGCTCTAGCTATTCTAAACAACCCTTCATTTGCACAATTGGAGAGATCAACTGATCCTAGCTTCGTAGATTCAGTAACTAAATTAGTATCGGCTGAATACATTGCAGCAGGTGGAGATTTAACACAGAATCCTAGCTTCCAAGCTGGTTTCGCAGCAGGCGAAAAGAACGGTATTCCATTACAATCTTACGCTGCTTACTTTATGCCTAACTTGATCATTCAGGAAAATGGCAGAAACAAATCAGTTCCACCAGCAGCATACGTATCTAACGTGTTTATGAAGAAGTACCGTAGCGGTAACACTTTCTCAATCGCAGCTGGTAAAAGAGGTATAATTACTGATCCAGAAGTAGTTGGTATCGAATACGATCTAACTAATGAGGATAGAGATTTCTTGGAACCAGCAGGACATAACTTAATCGTACGTCGTAGAGGTTTTGGAATCATGGTATTCTCAAACAACACTGCATACCAAAGAGTTAAGTCAGCATTGAATAACATTCACGTTAGAGAAGCTCTTGTAACAATCGAGAAAGACGTTGAAAGAATCTTATTAAACTTCTTATTTGACTTTAACGATGAGATTACTAGACTTCGAGTTAAGACTCTAGTTAGAAACTACTTAGAGGCAGTAAAAGACGCTAATGGTATTTCAAGTTACGATATTGTATTCGACGAAAGTAATAACGGACAAGAAGTTCTTGAAAATAACGCTGGAATTATCGATATCATTATCGACTTCCCAAGAGGTATTCACAAGTTCATCAACCGTATCACTATCACGAGAGCTGGAGGTCAGCTATCTTCTCAATCGAGTGGATTTACTCCTTCTTTCTAAGAATACTTACCTTCTTAAATCAGAAAAGGACCTCAATGAGGTCCTTTTCTTTTTGGGCATGACCGATTTGAGGTCGACTCCACCACTCAGTTTAGGTCTGAGAACCTTCTCGAAGTCTTTCGAGAATTTTTTCTAATACTTTAATAGTATCAGTTGAATCGTTATGCAAAATACCAGTTCCACCAGCTTCTGTCCATTTGTCAATCTTTGACTGAGTATCGTCAATTAAAATATCATTTGCGGATTTTGCAAATAGATGTTTTTGTTGCATGATGATCAATCGATTGTCGCCAGTGTAATCAGCTAATTTCGTTACTGGTTTATCGTTGATTCGAAGATTAAGCTTTACCCATTTTGCTTTTCCACTAATTGATAGTGGATTTCGACTTGGCGAACTTAGGATAGCTGGTTTATATTCTTCAAGATAATCCCAAAGTTCCCGACCGTCTCCCTTCCAATAGAGTTCAGACCAATATTCTTCGCCGTATTTGTCGATCAATGGCCATATTGAATTTTTGCCGTGTTCTTCTTCATATTCGCCTGGAGAAAGCTTTTCAGTGTTTTCAGGCAATTCAGCAAAACCTCTATTGAAATCAACTAAAACTCCGTCCAAATCACAAAAAATTCGAACTGAGTCGGTTGACTCTAAAAATAACTTAAATGGGAGTGGTCTATTCATATAGTTATTTAACTGGGCTGATTTACTTGTAGACCGTTTATTGCATCTGGCGAAGTAAACTTACCAAGTAGATCATTTGCTATTACCATATGATAAGTAGTACCTCCACTAGTAACCTCCAAACCTGAATACCTTTGATAGAGAACATGGTCTCCCGGTTTAATCGGACACTTAGCTTCAACTAGATGGCCAATCGAAATGACGATTCCGGTGTTGGGTCTTTTTCTGGCCTCAACTGGTAAAACTATCCCAGTTTCAGTCACTTCTTCGACCTTATCTGGTAAGATCATTATTCTTTCAAAAAGTGGTTCTAATGCTAATTGCGACATTGTTAGTGCTTATAATTTTTCTTAAATTTTAGATAGTCGAATCTTCTACGTTTGTCAAATTTTACTTGAGAAACGATTTCAGATTTTACCTTATCTGGAATAACACTAGTGTGTAAACGAATTATTGTACGATTACGGCTTAAGTTATTCTGTATTGTGCTGCGTTCACCTGGATCATTTATCTTTAATGATTCACATGTACTATTGACTAATAAATCGATGAACTCTGGGTCATTCGAATCAATTGCTGATTTAATATTTTGCCAATCAAATCTCTCTTTGATTAGGTCAACCGTTTTAGTTATTTTGGAAGCTGTCATCTTTGGATGGATTCTTGGAATGTTATCGGAACCATCTCCGCCCAAGAACTTGGTCAGTATTTCCAGAATTGGATCGACCATGAAATGCATGTAGTCTTTCTTAGTCAAATCCTGTAGTACGTTAGCGATCGAAGAGTTATCGATATCAGACATCTCTAAATTAAATAGATCAATTGACTTAGTTTCGATTTTATCAAAATCTTCAGTTGTGTAGATCTTCTTAAATTTAGTCATCATTTTTGGAGTAATCAGAATGACGTTTCGACGACCACTTTCAAGTAATTGAATTAGATCTTTGTCAACTGACCAAATACAGATGTCTTCTTGAACATTTTCACAAATATAGGCAATTAAATCATCGCCCTCCGCTCCAAGAACACGATTGGAAATAATTCCATATTCAGCGCTTAGCTCTGTTAAGATCTCCTGTTGAAAGAAATCAAAGAAGAGATAAATCTTTTCATCGTATTTTCGGTTGCCTTTGTATTCAAAGTCACCTTCGCCATGGCTTTCAAAGTGCTGACGAATAAATTGTCTTCTCCAGCTCTTAGAATCAAATACAAAAAAGACTGAAGTAATATTATCCTTAAACGGAGCAAGGATGCTTCCCAAGTAGTTTAGTGAAAAACTTCGGAAGGAATCCTTGCTCGCTTGTTTAAGAATGAACTTGTCATCGTCGGTTAAGTCATTCACATAATATTTTTCGCCAACTCTCTTATCAGAGAGAAGGATATTTTTAACGATGCTGGTTGCAACGTTAAGGAATGCATTGCCGTCAATGACTAAATTCATGATTACTTTTTACGTGTTCGGGTTGCCTTTTTCGCAGGTTGTTCGACCTCCGCTGTTGCAACCTCTGGTGCTTGTTCTGTTGTTTGTGATGCACTTGGATCTACCGTTAGCTTACGAATTGCTTTTGCAATAAGTTCAGCTTCATCCAAGTTATACGCACCTCTGCCTTGAGCATGATTCGCGGCAGCAATTAGAGTAACTACTGCGTGCTCTCCAGTCATTGTCTTCAAGAAGATTTCATAATCCTCTCTATTTTGATAACTGATTGCTGACAATAGGGTTACCTTTGGTAAATCCTGCTGAGTTTGCTCAGTTTGAGCCTGTTCTTGATTTTCCATTTATATGTATGGTTTTTTTAATTATTAAAGATCGCTGAATAGCTCATCATCTAAGTCAATTGATGATGCTTTTGGTGTTGAACTCGGCGCAGCTGGAGCAGCTGGTGCAGAAGACATACCAAAGTCGTCGTCATCTAACTCAAGTGAAGTTGATTTAGCTGGAGCTGGAGTAAATTCCAAGTCTTCGCCCAATGGAGCTTGCGTCATTTTGGATTTAACTGAACCGCTGTTTGTGAAAAGCGATTTCATCTTCTCATCCTTTAGACCGCCAACTAAGGTATCGATGATTTGTTTGTATGGAACGATCGCTTTAATGTATTCTGCAACCTTTTCATACTCATAGTCAGTCCACTCTTTGTAATGATACTGCTCGATGTTTGGAGAATTTTGTTTCAAGTATTCAGAAATAAACTGACGAACTCGTGGATCGTCATTTACGCTGACCTCTTTGCCACTTGGAGACTTTACGATTAGTGGACTAACTTCATTCATGAATTTAGATGCACTAAAGTCTCTCCAAGCTTTGGTTTTTCTCTTAACAACTAAGACAAAGTCTTTACCTTCAGTCAAAGAGAATGGATTCACTTTGCTAACGATACCAAGTTCAGCTTCTGGGCTGATTTCTTGTTGAATCAAGTTATCAATTGTGTAACCATATGAGTACACTTTGATTGAGCCTTCAAGTTGTGGCATCTGTGGATCGCGCTTAACGTAAACTAACGAATAGTAGTTGTAGTAACGATTGAAATACTTTTGAATTTCTTTTACTACATCTGGTTCTTCGTTTGCAAGCTTACGTAGCTCCAAGTCCAAAGACCACAAAATTGATGACTTGCCTATTGTCGATGGGCAGTCAACAACAAGTCTTTCATTGGTTAATGGATTTACCAGTTTAGCAGCGTACTTTTTGTACTTACTCTTTGCTGGATCTCCAACCCATGGCACAAATCGAATAACTGATTTGTACACACCGTTTTGGCCTTGATCTGGGCCAGGGTTATAAACGTTTTCGTCAATTTTTCTAGCTTGACTTGCTGCTTTTCCAGAGAAATCGTCTGGGTTTAGATTGAATAGATCTTCCATTGTTCTTAAAGATTTAATTTATAGAATTGTACTAAGTTGGTGCTGATTAGTTTTCATAAAAAAAGGGCGAGTTCATCAAAACTCGCCCGATTGTGAACTTATGAAAGAGTTTTACTTGGCAGCAGTTACTCGAGCTTCTTGGATATGCTTACGACCCTCTTGGCTAAGAGTTTTAATGTCTTGTAGCACTTTGCGCGCTCTAGTTCCAGCTGACTTGTTTCCTTTTTCATAGAATTTGGTAGTCTCTTCTTCTAAAGAAGCGATCGCCGCCTTCATGTTTGATAACCATTCAGGAGTCATACTTTATAGATTTTTCTTATATTATACAGCAGACTTTGATAAAGTTTTACCCGGTGTGCCGGATTAACATTTAATCCTGGTTTTTGCGAACTGATGCCGCTAGTTTCTCAAGCTTGTTCAGAGCAAGGCTCTGTTTGCTCCAATACCAACGAGTTATTAGAGTGGTAATGGCCCATCTAATTATACCATTAACTGTGGTTTCGCCATTAGCTGACTTAGCTAAATCCTCTTGATCAAAATACCATTTCTTTGAATCGTTATATTTAAATCCAAAGATCGATTTATTTTCAGCTGAATACTCTGCAAAGATTTGAATTTCATAATCATCAGGTACTTCCTGTAGTCCCATAGTTATTAGCCGTTCAGTATCTTCTGGAATCCCTCTAAATACAATATCAATATAGAGCTCAGAATCTAGTGTATGATCGAAGCCTAAGTCGTCTAATTTTTCCGAATACTGTGAATCAGTATATTCTAATTCAATACCATCAACATAAGGTTGAATTGTCTGCAAAACACCCAAATCGAAGAATTGATCGTGCCAATCAATGATATCGGTCGAAAGGGCTTTTAGCCAGTCTGGCGCGTTATTCTCGTTAATTGATTGAGGTGCGTGACCGATATATCGCCCAACTGCATAACCGACTTTATTTAGAGCGTCAGCTTTAGTTGGGTGATTTGAGAACCAGGCAGCTTCTCCATTTTCAAGAAGCAGACCAATCTTCCAACCGGTCCGGTTTTCTTTAATAACAACCGGTCTTCCAAAAACGTAAATTTGCTTTACCTCAGGCTGGTTATTGTGTAAATATTCCGAGTATCGATTAACTGTCACCATTCTTATCTGAAGTTGGTTTTAAGAAAGTAACATTGAGATCTGATGTGTATGGGGTACCATCTTCGTCGTATTCTACTTCCACTTCAGCAAGCTCTTTGTACTTAAGAGTTTTATCTCTAAGACCCTGTTTCAATTTGAAAAATTGATCTTTTGTTAATTCACCTTTGCCTGTCAACCCATCCTTTATCTCTTCAGATTGAGCAGTTAGATTAGTTGCAGTAATCCATTCGTCTAGATCAGCTGGTTGGATTTCATAGTGTTTGTATTTCTTGACGCCACCGCCAGTTGGATATTCGGCAGCCCATTCCTTATCAGCAGTTATGAAAATTATCTTGTATTTCTGGCCATTTGCGGCTGGTGCAGGTGCAGGTTCACCGCCCATAGCAGGATCCATAGGCAGACCAGGAACCGGTAATTCTTCTTCAAAAACAGCAGAAAATTCGTTAAATTTTAAGATTTTCATTCTGATATACTTTTTGTAAGGTTATTTATTTGATTAACTCTGTCATATAAAAAAAGGGGCGATTATGCCCCTTTCTAATAGTAAGTATACATTAATATTATGATCCGCAAGCAATGCAGTCTTCTGGATTGTCTAGTGAACACGAAATGTTATCAAGAGACTCTTCGTAAAACTCAGTTGCTTTCACTGGTTCTGGTGCCTTTAATTTTGACATGTCAATACCAAGAGATTGAATTGCATCATTTGCAGATTCAGTTCGTAGGTAGTACATACCAGTCTTAAGACCAGATCTCCAAGAATGGAAGTGAGCTGAGGTTAATTTCGCAGTGTTAACATCCTTAATGAATAGATTTAACGACTGTGACTGACATATGAACTTTCCTCTAGCGGCAGACATATCAATTATGTCTTTTTGTTTGATTTCCCAAACTGTCTTGTAGATGTCTCTGATCTCTTGTGGAATTTCAGCAATGCTTTGAATTGAACCGTTTGCTTTAATAATTTGCATTCTCATTTGATCTGACCAAAGGTCAAGAGCAATAAGATCCTTAATTAGATGTTTGTTAACTAACACAAATTCTCCAGATAAGGTTCGACGAGTATAGATGTTAGAGGTAAACGGTTCGAACGCTTCATTGTTACCCATGATTTGAGCAGTTGATGCAGTTGGCATTGGCGCGAGCAATAATGAATTACGTGCGCCGTGCTTCATAACTGCTTTACGCAATTTTGCCCAATCCCAACGACCGGAGAGCTGGTCATCATTGAAACCCCAAAGATTAAACTGGAATTCTCCTCTGCTTAGAGGAGAGCCTTCGAATGATGCGTAAGCTCCTTCCTTTTTAGCTAAATCGGCAGAAGCCGTCATTGATGCAAAATAAATTGTTTCAAAAATATCTGCATTCATACGCTGAGCCTCTTCGCTTGAAAAAGGTAATCCCATCATTGCAAATAAATCAGCTAAACCCTGAATACCTATTCCAATTGGACGATGCATCATATTAGAAGCCTTAGTCTCAGGAGTTGGATAGAAGTTTACGTCAATCACCTGATTAAGATTGAGAGTAGTTTGATAAGCTACATCATAGAGAGCTTGATAGTCATACTCGGCGGTTGGCTTTTTCAATTTACCAGTTCTCTTACCTAAGGTAACGAATTGATTAACTGGAATTGAGGCTAAGTTACAAACAGCTTGTTCGTCTTTGGACGTGTATTCCATAATCTCGGTACAGAGATTAGACGATTTGATCGTACCTAAATTCTTTTGGTTTGATTTGATGTTAGCTGCATCTTTGAATAAGATATATGGAGTACCTGTTTCAATCTGAGCCTCTAATACTTTTTGCCAGAGTTGTCGAGCTTTGACTGTGTGTCTGCCACGCCCTTCTGCTTCAAGACGAGTGTAATTCTCTTCAAATTCGGCACCATACATTTCCCAAAGAGGAACTCCAATCTCAGATGGACAAAATAGAGTCCAATCTCCATCTTCTTCAACTCGTTTCATGAATAAATCTGGCGTCCACAGGGCCAAGAAAAGATCTCTAGCACGACGCTCTTCTTTACCATGATTTTTTCTCAGATCTAACCAATCTTCAATATCTGCATGCCAAGGTTCAAGATAGATCGCAAATGAACCCTTTCTTTTACCTCCGCCTTGATCGACGTATCTCGCAGTTTCATTAAATACTCTAAGCATTGGCACAATTCCATTAGAAGTACCGTTTGTGCCACGAATGTAAGAACCAGTTGCACGAATATTGTGAATTGCTAATCCGATACCACCAGCATTTTGAGAAATTGCGGCAACGTCACTAAGGGTTTTATAAATGCCCTTAATTGAATCATCGTCCATCATTAACAAAAAGCAGCTAGACAGTTGCGGTCTCTTGGTACCAGCATTGAATAGAGTTGGTGTAGCATGAGTCATCTTATGAGTCGATAGTAGCTCATAAGTTTTAAGCACATTGTTGATATTATTGCCCCAAATACCAACTGCGACTCTCATGTAGAGATGCTGAGGAGTTTCTGCAACTTGACCGTAGGTTTTTAATAAATAGCTTCTCTCTAAGGTTTTGAATCCGAAATAATCAAAATTCAAATCTCTATCATGAATGATCGATTCATTTAGCACATTTTTGTGCTTCATGACCGCTTGATAGGTCTCGTCAGATATTAAACCAGCTGGTTTATTTGTCTTTGGATCAATATACGTATAGAGATGCTCTATCGTATCACTGAATGATTTCTGCGTGGTTTTGTGGAGTCTAGTGATAGCTATTCTTGCCCCCAAAATTGAATAATCTGGATGAACGTATGTTAACGCAGCGGCTGTTTCAGCAGCTAGTGTATCAAGCTCATTTGAACTAATTCCATCGTATATGCCGGCAACTACTTTGGTTGCAACTTCCATCGAATCAACAAAATCTGTGTCCAGCCCATAGGTCTGTTTCTTGATTCTGTTTGTTATCTTGTCTAGTCTTAGTGTCTCTAAGCGGCCGTCTCTTTTTAATACTTTCATTTTTTTCTCTACTGTTTTTTAGGTTAAAAATCCGCATCTGTTGAAAATGCATTGTCATTGCCAGTCTTCACGCCAGCCTTTTGGTATTCACCAACTCTTTTTTCAAAGAAGTTAGTTTTACCCTTAAGCGCAATATTCACCATAAAGTCAAATGGGTTGGCTGAATTGAAAACTTTTTCGCAACCTAAATCGAACAGCAATCGGTCCGCGACAAATTCCAAGTATTGTTTCATTAGATCAGAGTTCATGCCAATTAATCTAACCGGCAATGCCTCTGTAATAAATTCCTTTTCAATCTCCAGTGCAGAAAGGATAATTTCTTTAATTCTATCTTTTGGGACTGGGTTGATTAGGTGGTTGTTGTGAAGATGCACTGCAAAATCACAGTGAGAGCCTTCATCTCTAGAAATAAGCTCATTTGAGAAGCTTAAACCCGGCATTAGGCCACGTTTTTTGAGCCAGAAAATGGAGCAAAATGAGCCTGAAAAGAAGATACCTTCAACTGCAGCAAAGGCAATCAATCTTTCTTGAAAAGAGGCTTGTGTGATCCAGCGTAGAGCCCATTCAGCTTTCTTCTTAACTGCTGGAATAGTCTCGATTGCATTGAAAAGAGTGGCCTTTTCTTCTGGATCAGTAATATATGTATCAATTAGTAGAGAATATGTTTCGGAATGGATATTTTCCATCATGATTTGAAATCCATAGTAGAATCTAGCTTCTGGATATTGAACTTCTCGAACAAAGTTTTCAGCTAAGTTCTCATTAACGATACCGTCAGACGCTGCAAAGAACGCTAGTACGTTTTTGATGAAATATCTCTCATCATCAGTTAATTTGGTTCTCCAGTCGACTAAGTCTGCGGCTAGGTCAATTTCTTCAGCTGTCCAAAAGGAAGCTTCTGCTTTTTTATAAAAATCCCACACATCGTGGTGCTGGATTGGGAAGATGACGAATCTGTTTGGATTCTCTACTAAAATAGGCTCCATCATAAAAATTTTTTTTAATAAGTTGGTTTGTAATATGATGTTGAGGCGAGTGATTGACCCTGTCGATTACTATTTTTAAGTAGTTGGCTCAATATTTGGATAGTTGAACCGACAAAGAGTTGATTACTGGAAATGATATAAGTACTCGGCCACAGCATCTTGATTATTTATCTAAGTACCCTAATTGGTGTGTCAGTCCTGCAAAAAATCAAACTTAATATTGTTACGTATTGCATCTACTTTGTTGATTCTCAATACACCAGAGTTTGGAATTTTTGTTCGACCTTTTAGGTGGGATACATCGATCGTAAATGTTTCATCTGTGCCAGTAATCGAAACACCTATTGTGAAGCTGTCCTTATTAAACTCAAATTCATGCTCCTTCCCTTCAGCGTGAACTTTTAAAGATTGCCAAGTCGCTTTTTCTGGATTGATTAATTCTGGAGAAGTAGTTAAGATAATTCTAGGTTCTCCCTTTTTAATAACAATGTCCTTGATGTAGAATTCAATCTTATCACCAGACTTATAATTTGCAGTTTCTTTCTGGTAATCGTTGAATTCGGTTTTGTGTAATAAACCAGTAAAGTAATTTTGGAACTCGATAAACATTCCGAAATCATATGGTTTATTTGTCAATTCACCAACATACTTTTCGCCAAATGAAAGTTCGTGAATTCTTTCTGGTAAAGTATGCTTGATGTATTTTTTGTATGATACGATAAAGAGGTCATTTGACGCATCGTAATTTTCAATCATTACTGGAATGTCTTTATTCAAGTAATCGTTGAAGTCTCTAATTACGTTGGCTGCTGCATGCGAACCTGGTAAGAAACATTTTACGCCGCTCTTGTACGTACATAAGTATCCGCCTTTAACCAAAGAGTTAACTTTGATGTAGAACCACTGATCAGTTTTTTGGAACTCTTCAAGATCTTCTCGATGAGCGATTGTTGCGCAACGTCTTTCTGATGCTAAGAACTCACCGTTATCGTTTTTATAAACAACTACTTTGAATTCGCGATCAGCTTCTCCATGAATTAATAGAGCTGGTTCTTGTGAGAATTCTCTGAATGGAATGTATAAACTAGTCA